TCAAAATCGCCATCCATAGATGTTGATAATGGTGTACGGACAAAGTGTTTCATGCCGTTAGGTACATCAGTTGTTAAGAAGTACGCATCGCTGTCTGTTAAGAAGTGGTTAATTGAATAACCTTCTGGGATTGAACCATTATTCTTAATAGCATTGATGTCGTTGTCAGCTGTAGCTACACGTAATTCAGTTTCGAGCAAACGAGTTGCAACGAATTGGTTACCTGGAGCAACAATTAACTTACGTGGTTGAGCAGCAATCAAAAGACCACGCTCATCAGTCCATGCAGCAATTTGAATAACTGCATTTTCCAATGCTGTTTCGTTCAAGTCTGTTGCAGTAGATTGAGTGTTGCTGTTTACACCACCGTTAACAAGTGGATGGTTTTGGTTAAATAATGAAACACCATCACCGCCGTTGTAAGAACCAGAAGTGTTGAAGCCATTATTAAGAACCGCAGCAGCCTTAACTTGTTTTGTGTATGCCATAGCGCGAGCTAAAGCTTTTGTGTAACGTGCTGATAATGTGTCATACAAGTTATCTTCTACAGCTTCTTCTGTTAAAGAAAAGCCAAGAGCGATAGTTTGATGATTGTATCGAGCTGTCCAAGCTTCTTGAGCATTGTCATAAGCGATTGCTGTGCCTTCGTTTTTGACTGGTGCTGCTGAGAAACCTGAAAGTTTTGTTTCTTCTTCGAATGAACGTTCTGAAGTCTCTGTTTCATAAACTTCTTTATGTTCTTCGCCATAACGCTTGTACTCTAAACCGAATAGCGCGTTAAGTCCTGGTAAAAGCTCTTTTAGGAGCTGTGCACGTGAAATAGCCATGTTATGTTCTCCTTAGTTAAGCTGATACGTAATTAACGCCGGTAAGGGCAGTTAACTGTGGGTTGTTAATTTTAACAAGTACTTCTGGATAAAGCACTGTAGAGCCTGACAAGTAAGCTGTGTCTGGAACTACTGCAACTACTCTCCATGGTAATGTTGTTGCTGATCCAGCACCGTTAGCAGGGATCACACATGATGCTTGTGAATTACCTGTTGATGTTGAACCATTACTGTTTTGAATTTCAGCTAAGTTTGTACCAACAATAGTTGCATTAGCGCCAACTACTACTGTAGGAGCACCTGAAACTGTTAATGATACTTTGAATTCAGCTGATGCATCAACAACTACGTAAGCAATAGCATTAGTAACGCTAGTACCTGGGTAGTATTGAGCTTGAACTGTTTGGCCTGATGAATTAGTGTATTGAAAGCCAGTTGCAACACCGATAATAGTACCTGTGGTTGTAGCTGCTGATAATTCAATTGTACCGTTCTGTACGATTTTAACTGAAGAACCGTTATAGATTGGAGTATTGTACGAAGCACCGATTGGGATCTGTAAAGTTGCCCCGGCGTACGGAATACCATCATAACGATTAACTGGTTGAAAACCGTAAGGACTGTTAATGGTTGGATATGCCATTTTATTCTCCTTATAAGTTTATATTATTTACCTTTACCGAATGAAGTCGTTGCTTTTGACTCTGCAAAGAGAGGCATACGAGGATCATTCTGTTTCATAAAGCTGTTGTCAACTGCATCGGCTTGTTGCTGTGATTGTTTAGCATAGTGAGCCTTACGTTGTGCAACGAACTCTTCTGGGATCTTGCAAAGTAATAATCCACCAATTTCAACGCCGTCTTTGAAACGGGAATTTTGGTCGACCATTAACTTCATTTCAGGGTGGTCCGCTAATTTAACGGGTTCCCATCCTTCACGCATTTTGGAGGATACATTTAGATTATCAGCCTCGTTCATAACACTAGTACGAATCCAACGATAAGCCCAACCAGGTACCTTTTTAAACTCAGGTAGTAATGATGCAGGTTTCCAGCTATCGGGTCTTTGAAAATCATCCCTTGTATCTTGTTCACGATCTAATCTTTTATTATCCATTTGCGTTCTCCAATTTTAAAGTTTCTCTTGCATATTGTTCCGGTGTTAGTCCAAATTTCTTAGCTAACGCTACTTGTGTCTTCGTCAATCGTACTTTTTTAGGCGCGGTACTACGCGTTGCCGGAGCAACTACATTCGAAGGTTTTGTGCGCTGGGCGGGTGTTTCCTCGTCTAGCGTTGCATCCCCAAAGTATTCTGGGAATCGTTTTTGCATCGTACTATCAATACGACGATAATATTCGTCAGACGTAGGATTAATTCCAGATCTAACTAATTTTTCATGTAAGCCAAAAGCAAGGGCCGTCATTTCTTCATCTTTTCCAAACCATTCGTTTTTATCTTGCCAATCTAGCGCTTTAGAATCAGGTTTTGGAACAGATTGTTGATTTTGTTGTATATATACATCTTTTTCAGGCTCTTGTAAAGGAGTTTTAAACTGAGTCACATAATTATTTGCTTGAGCCAACCTAAGTTGGGTATCATTCATTTTACTTTGTGCTTCAATAATTTTATCTCTATCACCTGAATCGTATGCTTCTCCATAGTCTCTTTTAGCTATAGAGAGCTCTTTTTCTAATGATTCTTTAAGAGTTTGAATATAGGTTGCTTCGCCAGAACTTAAAGTTGTTTTAAGCTTTTTGTTCTCTTCCGCAAGTTGTTGTGCAAACCTAATCGCCTCTTGTCTTTCACGATCAGCGGCTTCTTTAGCACGTCTTTCATCATGGTGCATTTTTCTAAGCTGTGACAATCGTGTTTTTACTTTGTCTGAATAGCTAGTTAAATCATCATTCTCTACCTCTTCTATTACTTCTTTGGGTAATGGATCACGATTTCTATCTTCAGGAGGAGTGTCATCCTCTATTTCAAGATCAAGTTCATCTTGTACTTTTGCTTCTTTTTTAGGTTCAGCTTGTTTTGGTTCTAAATCAACTTCTTTTTCATCAGATATTTTACTACCTGTTATTTCGTCATCATCGGGATATTCAAAAATAATATCGCCATCTTTAACTTCAGCCATTTAGTTCTCCTTATGCGCGAGTATAGCCACGAGGATCTTCAACAACCCCCTCGACTGTATCGTCGTTAATAATGCGGAATTCTCTTCCGTGGATCTTGAATCTTGTACCTGCATATGCACGTGTCAAAACAAAATCACCCTCTTTACACCATGGACCTGTAGGAAATCTGACTTCATCTTTATAAGCTAAGTCGCCTACTTTTACTACAAATAAAACTACAGTTGAATGTTCTTCTATAGTTCTAGTTGAATCTGCTTTTACAATACCACCTTTATATGTTTCTGAAGCATCAGGAATTGCACAAAGTATCTTGTATCCTTTAGGCTCAGGTAACTGTAAACCACGTTCTTCAATCGGTATATCTTCTACTTTTACTTCATCTACGCTTGGAATATAAACTGGTCGACCACTTGCATCAACTATGCTTTTATTCATTGTGAGTATGTCACTCATCTTCAAATGTCTCCATTCTTTGTGCAAGGTCTTTAATTAAACTTTCAGCAACGGATAGACCTCGAATATATCCTGCCATATTTTGATACGAAGCAAAATCTTTTGCTGCTCCGTCTCCTAAATTATTTAAAACTGTTTTGCGCTGATCATCTATTCGAGACAATAATAGCTCTAGCGTTTGGTCCATAGTTTACTCCTCAGGTTTTTGTTGGTTCCTTTGATTTTCAATTTCATGTTTTTTAACAGTTGCATCTAAACCTATTTTTACACTATCAATTGCTTTTTGAGTTTCTAATTTATTTTTATCAAGTGTTGCTTTTGCAGCAAACTCCATACCAGATAATTTTGCCTCTGCTTCCATTTTAGCCTTTTCTAATTCTAATTTGCCTTTATCAATCTCAATATCGGCCATAGTTTTTTGAGCTTTAATTTGTAAATCTTGGGCTTTTAATGCTAACTCTTGTTGTTGCATTTGAATTAACGGATCTTGTTGTTGTTCTTGAATTTGTTGTTGTTGAGCTTCAACTTGATCTTTTTGTAAAAGTTTATTAGCTGCATCAGCAGTTAATCTAGATAATTGAACTTCTACATCTTCAGGTAAATTTTCATCTGGGTTAGGTAATGGCACGCCTAATTGTTCTTCAATTTGTTTTCTATATTCAAAAGCAATATGTTCATTTATGTGAGCCATTGCTGCAGCTTGAATTTGAGAAGCCATTGGATTTTGACTAATCATTTGCATCATTTTAGGATCTTGCATTGCCGCCATATGAACTGCAATATGAGCTTGGTGATCTTGATAGATAAATGCTTTAACAGGTTTACCATTAATAATAGCCATGTTTTCAGATACGGGATCTTTTGGTTTTTGATCTTCTGTACTTGGAATAAGTTTACCAATATTCTTAATACCTAATACTTCTAACATCTGACGATTAAGTTCTGGTAAATCATAGATCTGTGGATTAGCTTGAGCCATCTGCATAACAGCTTGATACTGAACAACTTTCTGTGACATCGTTGCAGCATTTGGATCACTTACAGGGATCACATCTACGTTATCATAGTCAGCTTGTTTAGCACGTCTATCACCCACTTCTGGATCATAGTTATATTCTGATGGTGTGTAGTCTCTAATAATACCTTTAAGAAGTTTAAACTCTTGCTTCATTGCGTAGTAAATACGAGCTTGAATAGCTGATGTTACTTTCAATGTTCTTTCTAATATAGCTAGTGTAGTACCGACAGGTGCGTTAGATGACATGTCAGAAACTTTAAGTCCTTCAGCATTAGCAAATGCACGACCTTCTTCGATGATTTGATTCATCAACGAATTTAATACTTGTGAAGGTTCTTTGTATGGAAGAGGTAAAATGTTGTCACGGATAGCACCACTTGGTACATCTACGTCACGCCATTCACCTGGTGCGATTGGTGTATCATCGCCTTTAATACGAAGTCCTCGTGACTTCATACCACCTGGTAAGTTTGATAGGGTACCCGCGTCAACAAGTTGACGTAAGATCATAGTACCTGATTTGGCGAAAGCACCTATCAAATGGATTAAACCGAAGCAATAGAAACCAAAGCCTGGTATGTAACCGTAGTGAACAAAGTGTTGACGTTTTAGTTTGAGTTCGTCATCTGGGTTCCAGTTACGTCTAATTGATAATACAGTACCTGTACCTTTTTCTATTGTAACTACGTATGGTACAGCAATTCCGTCATCACTATCTTTTAACTCTGGAATATCAAGTAGCGTGTGAATTTCGTAAAGTTTATATCTATCATCTTCAGTTGCATTAAAACCAAGTTTTTCTGCAATCTTTTTCTCAGCTTCATCAATGTCTAAGAATGGTTCACCTAGATCAACGTCGCGATAGAATCCTGCTGCTTGAAGTTTTTTAATTTCATTTTTAGTTTTACGCATGACGTGGGTTACACGTTCAGCTGTTTCTAAATTAGATGCGCCATAAGGAACAATCATGTCCTCTGCAGTTACATACATTGCAACTTGGCGTTCTATAGATGGATCGTAATAAATCTTTTTAAATGCGTTACCTGCTAAACCTAGTCCCCACAACATTCTTTCGTGTTCAGGTCTATACTCAGCCATGACGTCGGTTAACTGATAATTCATGTCCTCTTGAACACGTTCAGCTGCGTCTTCTTTTTCTTTAGTTTGCTTACCAATGATTTGTGTTTTAACTGGGCCTGATGCTGGGAATGTCTCCATCATAGTTTCAGCTTGGAACTTAACCAGCGCTTCTGTCATCAAGGGGTGGTACACATTGCATGCCCCAGGCCACGGTTCTGTACGGTCTTCAACTTTAAGACCTAGTAACTCTAAGCCATCTACATAAGTTGTTAACCAATCTTTTCTTGAATCTAGGTCAGATGTAATTTCGCCAAGTAGATCACCTGATAATTCTGTTAACGTACCTTCATCAAGTTCTTCTGCTAAGTTAGCATTAAATTCTTCATCACCCACTTCTTTGCCGGGAACGATTGTAATTTCCATGCTACCGTCATCTAGTGTAACAGAGTCTGGATTCTCAATCTCAATACTCATGTCAGGCTGAGCCATTGCTAACTCTTCTAAGCCTTGAGGTGCTTGTGCTAAACTTTTATCTATGTCTGCCATAATCTATCCTTGATTTGTTTCATCACTGCTTTGCGTTGTGCCGGTGAGTAATCTAACCAATTTGCTATTTCGTCTTCCGTTCTCTTAC